CAAAGATCATTCGTCAATACATTCCTGTTATGAACAAACTAATTAATAAGTACCTCGGCGCGTTTGATTTATTTGTTGACTTCCAACTTGACGAAAACTTTAATGAAGTAATTAAGTCAAGGTTCCGCGACGCGTTTTCTTACGCATCGTTCAGCGAAGGCGAAAAGCTCAGGATCACGTTGTCAATTATGTTGGCTTGGCGTTCTGTTGCGAAACTAAGAAATTCTGTTTCTACCAATTTATTGCTACTTGACGAAACGTTGGATGGCGCTCTTGACTCAGTCGGTATTGAAAATCTTATTGACACATTACATAATCTAAACGCTGATGATAATATATTTGTTATTAGCCATCGTGGTCATCAGTTTGGTGATAAGTTTGATAATCATATTCGTTTTCAAAAAGTTAAAAACTTTAGTGAGGTTACAGCTTGACTTTGTTAAATAACTCAATGTCTACCGAAGGACTTAATGATCTTGAAACACTTGAAACAATGTTTAAAGAATTCTTTCATAAAGAGACATATGATTGGTGGGTACCAGTTAAGGCTGGTGATATTGTAGTTGACCTTGGAGCTTGCGTAGGTATGTTTACGTGTCGCGCTTTAGACTTAGGAGCCTCGAAGGTGTATTCAGTAGAGCCAAGTCTGCAATTACTATCAACAACTATGAAAAACGTTTTACCGCATTTAGTAGAGAACCCAGGATCGGTTGTGCCTGAGAACGCATTCATTGGATCTGAAAAAGATCATACTTTGAATTCTTTTAGTGATTCTAATGCTAAGACTATGGTCTTTTCTGAGTTCTTGTATAAGCATAACATAAACCATATTGACTATCTTAAGATTGATATTGAAGGTGGGGAGTATAGTATCTTTACTGAAAGAAATTGGGATTTCCTATGTAATAACGTTAAACATATTGCAGTCGAATGGCATCTTGATGTATTTGAAGATGCTCCTAAACAATTCATGTGGATCAGAGACAATTTACTTTCTAAATATAATGGTAAGATTAGATATCTTGATCCTAAGCATAAGCAAAAGGCGTATGATGATGAATGGTTGACTGGCGAATGGCCTATTGGGTGGGGTTCAGGTTTTATGATGTATCTCACAAATAATGGTTGACAAATTCAACATTAAGTGGTACTATGTACGGTATACAATACACAAAGGATAAACATGTCTAACTTTTATACATCGGTCGAAAGATTTGGTAATACAATCTTGTGGCGAGGATACGAAAACGGCCGTAGATTTGAACGCAAAGTCAAGTACGAGCCAACCTTGTTTTTGACAACGCAGAAACAAGAATCGCAATACCAATCTTTATTTACCAAAAAACCAATTGCCGCAAAGAAATTTGATAGTATGAAAGATGCTAAAGAATTTACCGAGCAATATAAAGGTGTTCATGGTATTGAAATATGTGGTAATACGAATTACGTATCGCAATTCATCCAAGAAAAATATCCTAATGAAATCAAATTTGATCCATCGTTGATTAACATTGTGTCTTTTGACATCGAGGTTGATGTTTCTGACGGCTATCCTGATATGGATTTTGCTGATAAAGAAATTACATCAATTGCAATCAAGTCTTCCAAATCTGATACTTACCATTTGCTTGGACGTAAAGATTACGATAAGACAAAAACTCTGACTAACATTCCTCAAGATGATATTCAATTCATGAAGTTTGATACCGAAGAGGCATTACTTCGCAGGTTCTTACAGATTTGGGTAAACGACTATCCTGATATTGTTACAGGTTGGAACGTTGAATTCTTTGACATTCAATATATTATAACGCGTATGAAAAACCTGTTAGGTGAAGAACGTATTAAAGAACTGTCTCCTTGGCGTTCTGTTCGTCCATATTCCCGTGAGTTCTTCGGTAAAGATCAGGGTTCATACCGCATCGGTGGCATCGCCGTGATTGACTATATGGATGCGTTTAAAAAGTTTGGCTATAAGTATGGTCCTCAGGAGTCGTGGAAACTTGACCACATTGCTCACGTTATTCTCGGCGAAAAGAAGATGGACTATTCTGAGTATGGTAACCTTACAAACTTATATGAACAAAATCCACAACTGTATCTTGACTATAATCTTAAAGATACATGGTTGATCCAAAGATTTGAAGATGAAACGAGTTTGCTTCAGTTAGTCATGACTGTTGCATACGGTGGTGGAGTCAACTACGGCGATGCTTTCGGTACTGTGGGTATATGGGAAACAACCTTATACCGTAAACTAATTAAAGAAAATCGTATTCCTCCAATTAAAGGTGGCCCAGGACAAAGGGCTGGTGAATTGGTTGGCGGTTATGTTAAAGATCCTAAAGTCGGTATGCATCCTTGGATTGTATCGTTTGATTTGAACTCGCTGTATCCTCACTTGATGTTGCAATACAATATGTCTCCTGAAACATATCTTGAAGATGAACGTGAAAACGTATCGCAGGATATGGTATTGAGCGGGAAGTATCAAAGTCAAAGAACTGACATGTCGGTCGCGGCCAACGGCGCTTGTTTTACAAATAATCATCTCGGTATCATTCCTGAAATCATTGATGAATATTATGGAAATCGTAAGATCATTAAACAAGAAATGTTGAAAGTTGAGCAAGACCTTGAAAACGCAACTGACTCAGCTCAAAAAGAGCAACTAAAACGAAAAGCAAATCAGCTACACAATGCTCAGATGGCTATCAAAATTAGTATGAACTCATTATATGGCGCAATGGCAAATATCTACTTTTTATATTATATTAACGATATGGCTGAAGCAATTACAACGTCAGGCCAGTTATCAATCCGATATGCTCAAAAGTCTGTTAATGATTATATGAATAAGATCCTCAAGACAGACAACCAGGACTATATTGTATATATTGACACTGACTCAATTTATGTTGACATGGCTCCTATTGTTGAGTCTGCGTTTGGCACTGTTGATATTGACCGTAAAAAAGGCGAAGCATTCTTAGATAAAGTTTGCCAAATGAAGATTGAGCCAGTTATTGAAGCCGGCTATGAAGATCTTGCTAAAAAGATGGGCGCATATCGTCAAGCTATGGGTATGAAACGCGAAAAGATTACTGATAAATCTGTATTCATCGCTAAGAAGCGTTACATTATGAACACGCTAAACTCTGAAGGCGTTCATTACGAAGAGCCAAAGATTTCTGTTACAGGACTTGAGTCTGTTCGCTCGTCAACTCCTGAAGTATGCCGTGAAAAGCTAAAGAAATCGTTTAAGGTTATTATGAACGAAGGTGAAACGGCCATGCAGGACTTTATTGAAGAGTTCCGCCAAGAGTTCAGAAAGTTACCACCTGAAGATATTGGACGCAACTCAGGTACTGATAACATCGGTAAGTATATTGTCAAAGGTACCTATAAGAAAGGTTGTCCGATGCATGTACGTGGATGTATTCTATATAACAATCATCTAAAACAACTTAAGCTAAACAAAAGGTATGAAGTAATTGAAGGTGGTGGAAAGATCAAGTTTGTATACCTTAAAGTACCAAACCCGATTAAAGAAAACATTATTTCTTTTCCAGGTGTATTACCCCCTGAATTTGAGTTGACAAATTACATTGACTATGATAAACAGTTTGAGAAGGTATTCCTAAACCCAATAGAAGCAATCCTTGAAGCTATCGGATGGTCTGCCGAAAAAATTAACACACTCGAAGATTTCTTTGCATAGGAGAATAATATGACGCCGAACCACAAATTAGCAACGCTTGAAGCATCTTGGCGTTATCAGAACACTGTCGTTGAATGCCTAGAGGCTGAAAACGCGCCAGACAAATATGTTCAAAAAGCCAAGAAAGAAAGACTACGTATTAAAGATAAGATCGCAATTTTAAAAAGTGAAGGACTAAAAAATAATGACTGATATGGCAAACGATATGAATATGATGCATGACAAATTTGGAGTGCATGATTGGTTTCAAAAGAATCGTGGTGATAAAGATCTGATGAGCAAATATCTGATGTTTCGGATGCTTATGATTGGCGAAGAATACCAAGAAACATTATCGGCTATTAATAATTCAGATGCTGAAGAAGTTGTTGATGGCTTGATTGATATGTGTGTATTCGCGTTAGGTACACTTGATGTATTTGGCGTTGATGCTAATAAAGCATGGAACGCTATTTACGAAGCTAACATGGCAAAGGAACCTGGTGTAAAACCTGGCCGACCTAATCGTTTTGGTTTGCCTGATTTGTTAAAACCATTGGGTTGGAAACCACCTTCACACGAAGGTAATCACGGTGATTTAAATAAAGCTTTGTAAAATAAATTAAATAAATATTGAATGTTACCGTTAACATAGCGCATGGTAAGTACCACTAAAACATAAATAATATTACATTGTTTATATAGGAGGTCCCACCATGCGCAGTCCATTTGTACGTAAAGAAGCCAACCGTTTGAATTGGATGATAAAAGGAAAACTAATTGATGTTTCCTGGTCCGACACAGAAGTTGAAAAAACCTACGATTCATATTTTAAAAGACTTTGGGGAAATAACGAAAGTTATATCCATGAAGACGGATTTGAACAAGCATGGAAGCAAAGAGAAGCTGAAATGTTTAACGAAGAAATCAAAAAAGTTGCAGTACTTGGTGGGCATTACGACTAGTCTTTATAAATAGACTAAACAGATCAACATGAGGCATTATTATGAGCAATATTCCAACTCAGACCAAGCTTTGGTACATCCAATATCCAGTTAAAATTGATGGAGTAACTGATGATCAAGTGCAAGAGTGGGCACAGCACTGCTCTCTTTTTGCAGCAATCAATACAGAGACAACCGATGAAAACGGATATCCAATATACGAGTTTCAATCTTATGTAGTACCTACTTTACTTGTGTGTATTAATCGCATGTTACAGTCTGAAGGTTTAACGTACACTGA